AAGCGACGTCATCCCAGAGCGCGGTCAGTAGGCGACTCTCTATCCTCCGTTCGGAAACCTTATCTTCACGCTCGCTAAAAAATTGGCACGCTGCCCTGGCGTCGGAAGGCAGTAGCGCAAGAAGCCAGTGGCCAGCAGGTCGCGCACGACCGGGGAGAACGACTCCCAGACCCTCTGCTTCTCGTCCGCCTCCCAGGTGACGGTCTTGCCGTCAACGGCATCGAGCGCCCGCATGGCACCCTCGTACTCGTAGGCGTGGCCGCCGTGGTTGATGGCCGAGAGCGCGGCCTTCTCTTCCGAATAAGTCAGGCGGCGGAGTGTGACTTTCTTCGGGTCGGTGGGCGAAAGGCTACCCGGCACGCGGGGATCTTCCTCGATCTCGAAATCATACCTGGGTAAGGCCGCCTGCGCCGCGGACGCCGCCGCGGCAATGTTCTGCATCTCGGACATGGGTGAAGCCTCCTCGTAGCTACAGTTGGGCGCTAGACGAATGTCGGGATATATGCCGTCGCCTTCGCCGAGAACGCCATCTTGTCGAACTGCTCGCGGCCGGGAACGCTGAAGTCGCCGTTCACGCCGAACTTCAGGTTCGGAATGATGAGGCGCACATTGGTGCCCGAGGGGAACGCGAGGCGGAGTCCCAGGTTGATCTGCAACGGGGTCGTGTCGCCACGGGCCCGCTGATAGATCGCCTGCTGCATCAGCATGATCTGCGAGCCCTCGGGCTCGACGTTCCACGAGACATCGACCTCGTCAAAGACTTCGACGTGTCGCTTCGACACCTCGCCCAGGAAGCCCTCGCTCAGCAGGGTTTGAACCAGTTTGATGTCGATGTTCGACAGAGCCGTCGTCTCCTCGAGGACGATCCCGTTCGAGGTTAGCCGCATCGTCGAATCGCGGCCAAGAATCCGGTAGTCAGCGTTATTGGGCATGGGGACTGTGCTCCTGCTTAGGCGGTCTGGGTGATGACTACGTTGGGTCCGATCGACGCCTGTACCACAATGTAGTCCAGGTCGCCGAACATCTGGACCGCCACCTGGAACAAATAGACGCCTTGGGCATTCAGGGTGGCGGTGTTGCCGGCGGCGGCACCATCGCTCACCTTGTAATCCTCGCACCGGGCGTCCCCGGCGGTCGGGTTCTTCATCGGGTCGAGGTAGGAGTTCATGTCATTCACAAACCCGTCGGCGCGCGAGACGGTGCCCGGCTTCTTGGCGTACGGAGCGGCAAGGGCAAACACCATGTCCTCGATCTCGTCCGCGAAGCTGCGCCGGTTGTCCGCCACCCGGTTCTCGAACTGAACGGGGTCGGCTCCCGTGACGCCGCTGTAAAACCACCAGCCGGCAGAGGGGTCGTTGGTGAGCCATGCGACTCCGCCTGCCTTGAAGCTGATGAAGTCGGACTCCTGTGGAGCGTTCGCCTGGAAGCAGACCTCGAGCGCGTCGACGTTCTGGAGCGGGCCATTCTCCTGGGGCCCCACGCTGGTCTGGTACTCAGACTTGCCGGCGTTATACAGGTTCACCTTCATGGCCGCCCTGGCGCCGCACACGCTGATCGTGATGTCCTGGGCGAGCTCCGTGCTCCACACCTGCACGTAGGGGCCGCTCACCCAGTATCGGTCAGCGTCGGCATTCGAAGCCGCCACCCCGTCGGTCGCCTTCAGGCCGAGGTAGAGGCCCTCGGCCGTGAATGCGGCGGCCCCGGTGGTGTCCTGGGCCGGAAACGCGGTCACGCAGGCGACGCGGCCGCGCCCAGTGGCACTGCTCTGGATTGCGTTGTTCCAGAGAGCCAGGCGGATGGCCTTGATGTTGGCGGCCGAGCCCTTGTAGTTGCGGGCCGACCAAATGGCGATGATGTTGTTGGTCTGCGGCGTCCCCGGCAGCGTCTTGGCGATGGCGGCCGGGTAACAGAGGGCAATGCAATCGCTGAGGTAGGTGGGCTGCGCTGCGCCACCGGCAGGAGCGTAGACCGGAATGCGAGTCGCTGGCGACGCAACACTGATCGTACTGTTGAGCATCGACAGGGAGGTCAGTGGATCGGCGCCCGGAATCGCGGGGTCTATTACGTTGCTGATAGGTCCACCGCCGTCGTTCGACCCGAGCACTAAAAAGCACGTCACGCCCATGGTGCCGCCGGTAGCGACGTAGGTAAGAATGCCCGTCGCGGGGTCCTGGACCGCGTTGATCCCGACCGCCAGCACACCAGTGCACGGCGTCCCGGCCGGGATCACGAACTGCTGGCTCGTCGCGATCACGCAGTTGGCGACCGGGAGCGAGGCATTGTTGGCGAATCTGGTGCCCGCCGGGATCACGAGCTGCTTGTTCGTCGCCGTCGCGCCCGAGTTCAGGTCATTGGCCCCAACGTTCACGTTGAAGGAAATGAAGGCCTTGAGCTGGCTCGAGCCGTCGCCGGCGACAATTATGTCGCTGTCGACGCGCTGAATGACGAGGCCGCTGAAGGTCTTGCCCTTGAGCTCGGCGAAGCCGTTGCCGTCAAAGGCTATTCCCGCCCCGTCATTGTCGTCGCCCAATCCGCCGATGGTGGTGGCAAAGCTCCCCTGGCTCAGGAGCTCGAGCTTCGAGGGGTCGCTCTGGAAGAGCGCCGTAATGTCGCCAGTGCTCAGGATGAGCTGCGGGGTGAACGGACCCTGAGGGAACTCGCCCACGAGACAGGCTTGCGCGGCGCCCGGGCTGGCGGGCAGGTTAGGGCCGGCCAGGTCGACGGCGACGATCTGCTCGATCTGGAGCAGCTGGGCCAGGGACGGCATTTGCGTCGTGCGGAGAGTGAACATTTAGAGGCTCCTTAGCTTAGCTGGGATCTGAATGGGGTCGCTGAATTCGGTGGTACCCGACGAGATGTCGTCGCCGGTCGCGGTCTGAGTATTGCGAGTGATCGTGGCGGCGAACGGCCAGACGCCGCCAACCTGTACCTTCGCTGTCTGCATGGACACGATGAAGGTCGCCTCGCGTTGGTTGCGCATGGCCGAGTCGTCATTGTCGCTATTCTGGCCCCGTAGGAGCGATGCCCTGGCCTGCAGGCCGTAGTACTCCGGCAGGTCGAGCAGCAGGCCGTAGCGCTGGCCACACGGGTCCATCGTGATATTGCGGGTCTGGAATACCTCCTCGACCGCGAGCTTGAGCATCGACCGCTGGGCCACCGTGTTGACGCGCAAGACGAGCGAGAACTGCTCCAGGACCTCGGCCGTCTTGTAGAGCGCGTAATTGGGCGGATCATCGTTCTCGCCCGACGGGTCCGCGTTGGCCTCGAGCGTTTGCTCCATGATCTTCGGCGTGTCGCCGCTGTCATCGTAGGTCCACTCGGGCGCGGAAAGGATGCAGGCGGCCGGGCAGTCATACTTGTCGTCCGGGCTCGGCCACTCGTCGTACACCCTCGCAAACTTGATGCGCTCGCCGCCGATCTGACGGTCGATGCCCTCGAGCAGGCGGGCAAGCGCGAGCGCCATGGCGTCGCGAGCGTCCATGGTCGCGGTCCGACTGTAGCCGCCGGGGAGCATTAGCCGTCCTTCTCCTCCACGAGCGCGCCCTTGACGGTTTGGCGGCACTCGGCGATCAGGCGCTTGGCCGCTCGCTCGAACACCTTCTTGGCCGGAAGCCCGCGCTTCTTGATGGCAGCGGCAATGGCGAAGGCGATGCTACGTGGATCGCCATCCATCCCGTGGCGCTTCACCCACGTCGTGAGAGCCTGGATGTTGCTCCACGAGCCGGGACGACGGCCGTGGTCAATCACCGATGCGTAGGGACTGGTCGAGGCGATGCGAACGCCGTTGGGAATGTCGATCACATGCCAGGACCGCCGATAGCTGCCCCGGTCGACGGGCGGATAAGGCCTGGTGGCGTTGATCTCCTGGTCGACAATCACTCGCCCGCGCTGCTTGACCGTGCGTCGCACGGCGCTCACCATGGCGGCATGGCACGCCGGTGGAATACCACGCACGTAACCCACAAGGTTGCGGATATGGACCGTCCGCATCATGACCAGCCAATTCCAACCAGCTCAGGGTCAAAGGTGTACTCCGACTTGGTCAGCGACAGCCGCCACTCCATGCCGGCGCGGTAGAGCATCGGCACGCCTGACGGGACAAAGCGCCGAGGCTTCGGGGGAGGCTCGGTTAGGCGTGCCTCCCGTACCTCCCAGAAGAACTCAACGTTAGCCCGGTTGGTCCGCGGGTGCCGGGGGTCTCGCATGTCAGGGGTCCGGCCAATTAGGTCGTCCTCGCTGTACCGCTGGCTGATCTTGCTCACATGGATGCCCCCCATCTCGGTCAACCCGACGGCCGCAAGGTTGAATGGCACGCCGCTCATGTCGGCCACCTTCGGGGTGGGGAGGATCTCTTGGCGGTATATCTCGCGCGGCTGGCCGACGCCCTTGCTCTTCGGCCACTCCCAGTGAACGAGCCAAACGCGATATGGGCGGAGCCCGAGGTCAGTGGCGATTTGACGAATCTGGTCAATCGTTGTCCCGAGCGACTCCCCGAGCGTCTGCTGGCCCGGGGCGAGCGGGTGCAGCACTCCCGACGCGGCCACGACTTCAGCCCTCACATCGCTGGGGCTGGTGCGGGGGGCTGGCATTAGTCCAAGTCCCCCGCGAGGAAGTAGGTGACGGTCGAACCGTCCCCGTACACCTGGACCGCCGTTAGCTCGTCGCCGACAACCGGAAGGTGCAGAATGAGCTCTCCGCCACCACTGAGCGGAACGAGCTGCTGGGTGCCCTTGGCGCTGGTGAGCGCCAGGACGACGCTGTTGCCGATGCACCTGGCCTGCAGGAAGCGGACGGCCGCCACGTTGCCCAGCTCGAGCGTCACGGGCGGGCTCGGGCTGATGGCGCCCTGGATGTCCTGCTGGTTCTGGATCTGGGCTCCATAGGACGCCGCCAGGCTGGTGTCGATGGGGCCAGAGCCGAAGGAGCTGCCCCAAGCGCACGCGGTGAGGACGCCGGTGTGGTTGATGACAACGGGCACGCTCACGACCGAATCACTCCAATCATTCCGACATTGGTCATCGCCCGCGATGGCTTGAACTGCTCGCGCTCCGAGAACGGGTTGCGGGGCACCCCGAGCGCGTCCTGCAGCAGCCCGACCCAGTACATGTACTCGCGACGCCGCTGGTCGGCCTCGTCTGACCGCATCTCAATCCCCTCGGCCTTCGCCACCTGCAGCCGGACGTCGACGTCCATAATCTGCTGCTCTTTGCGGTCGCAGGCCGTAATGAGGCCGCGCACGTGCGGCTCCGCCGCGGGGTGAATGAGGTCCATCGCCAGCTCGAGCCGCGTCAGCATCTCGGTCGGCAGCGGCACGCCGCCAACCATCGTTGGTGCCATCCGCAAGAGCGGCATGCCCATGTGGTGGCGGACGCGGACCTTTTCCTCTTCGCTCAGCACGACTATTCCTTGACGGGCTCCGTGTGGACGTTGGCCAGGATGTCGCGAAAGGCTCTCGGCATGTAGTGCTGCGAGCTCAACATGTCTCCCTTGCGGAAGCGCCAGACCGACGAGCCGAGGCGGATCTTCGCGTCCGCCGTGACCCGCACCTTGACGGGCCGATCATCTTTGACCGGAGCCGGTGCACGTACCGGGGACGGAGGTGGGGGAGCCGCGGGCTCCGGGGGTGCATGCACCGCCGCGAACTGCTCGGGCGTCATGCGCGCATCATCGACCGTGGCCGGCTCGGCTTCTTTCTTCGACGACTTCGCCGTTCTATCGCTCAGAACGCTCATGGGATGGGCCTTTCTCAGGCAAAAAGCGGTGGGGCGTTCGACTCCAGCGTCGGCAGATACGTGCTTAACCCAGCACGAGGGGAACTGCACGGGCAAGAGTCGAACGTCATGACATCAGTCACCAACGGCCGAAATTCAGCCGAGCCACCAAGGCCGACATGCAACCCCAAGGCACCGAAATGCCAGGGCTCGCGTGCCTGCCTGATGCCACACAAAGAATCGGACGAGGCCGAAGCCAGTCCGATCTCGCCATCATAAAGCCGGCGTGGAGGCCCACTGACCAAGCGGGCACAACTCGTATCGGCAACCTTCAGGCGCGTGCGGCGAACCGGACCTTTCGTGCGGGCAAGCGCCGAAGCGCAACCACAGATCCGGCGGGCCAGAGCACAACGACACGACCGTGTGTGCTTACGACTCGGAAAGAGTCCAGGCCCTTTATTGCCCCGAGGGGCAAATCTGGACGCAGGAGAGCCGCACGGAGCCGAGGCCCCGTTCGTGTGGCGGCTGTCCTGCGAGCTCTGCATCGTCGATTACCAGCGCGTGCCGCTGATGGCTATACGTGTTCGACGACAACGGTTCTTTTCATGCGCGCCGCATCACCCGTGGTGGCGTCGGTGCGGGTCGGCCAGTCCATGATCGAGCGCCAGATGCTCGTCACGATGTCGCCCTTAACGTTCACGGGCGCCCGGATGTAGACCTGCACGCGGTCGACGTTGATCTCGACACCGTTGTTGGTCAGCTCGGCCGGCTGGAACTCGCCGACCACGCCGCACACGCCGGCCTCAGTAACGAGGCCCGAGAGGTCGTTGTAGTACTCGTACACCGACTCGGCGCCCAGGAAGATCGGCCGCTGCACCTCGAGGCCGGAGGTGTTGATGGTCTCGCCACCGAACATTTCTCCCTCTTCTCCACCGACGTAGGTGTTGGTGGCGCCGCCAATGACCGTGTTCTTCCTTGGGCACTGGACGTCGTTAAAGATGAGCCCGCCGAGCACCTCGCCAAGTGTGTAGCGTTTGAACCAATAGTGGTCAGGCAACGACGTCAGCAGGCGCTGCTGCTCCTCGCTCGAGAACAGCTCCCCCTTCGAGTAACTGTTCATGTGCACGTGGTAGTAGCCGTCCGCCATCTTGGGCACGCTCATGTCCTCGAGCCGCCCGATCGCCTGGCGATACAGGTCGTAGGTGAAACCATTGGTCGACGTGCTGGAGAGCGCGTCGATGGAGTTGGCGCCAGCCGCGGCGCGGATAATGTTGGTCGAGTCGCTCGACCAAATTGCGTCACGGGCGCTGATGGCCGTCGGGATGCCGCCGGTCGCAACCGTCAGCGTGCCCGGGCCAACCTCATCACCGCTGAACTCTGGTGTGAAGCCGATGGCGGCGAAGCTGTACTGCGTCCCGCCGTGGACGTAGTTGATCTGCAGCGGGTTGTTGCTGCTGATGGTCTGGAACTGAACTGGGCTGCCGGTCGTCAGGTCGGGTCGGCGCGAGGTCGTGAGGCCGTTCAGGCGCACCACCGACACCGTGGTGGCGGTGGCCGCGGCGTTGGCCGCGGCCACCGTCCAGCCGCTCATGCCGGCGTTGTAGAGCCGGTCGCGCACTGCACGGTCGAGGGTCTGTCCGGCGTTCTTGCCGAGTGCGGCCAGGTTCTCGTTCAGCAGGTTCACGATGGCCACGATCGACGTCGGCATGTGGGTGTCCGGGCATCGGTCGTAGTACTCGTGGAGCTGCATGTTCCACTGCTCCTTCTGGTAATCCTTGGGAGCAGGCTCGTTCTTCGGGTTGCGCGGGTTCGGGTTGGGGCTCATCAGGCCGGCCCCGGTGAACACGAAGAAGTCACCAGCGTTTCCGGGCTGGTGCACTGCCGCCGCCTCGCCACGAAAAAGATTCCGGGGCAAGAGTGGGTCGCGGAATTGCCGGACAAGGGAGTTGTCCTGCACGAGGGCGCGAATGGTTGGATCTTGTTGGATGACTGAGAAATTCATGTGTTTCCTCTCTCTCGCCTATGTGTCTGGGTTCGCTGTCCGTGCCCCCGTGCCCGCTGTCTAGCCGAGTCCCGCGCTGACGACGCGGATGCCTCGATTGCGCTTGTGCTGCGCAAACTCGTCATCCGACATCTTCATGACGTCGACCTGGCTCGCACCTGCCGCGGCAACCGAGGTCGCCGACGGCGTCGGAGGAGTGCGAGCGCCCGGAACGGCGCTGCTCGTGCCGGTGGTCGCCGGTAGAGTGACTTCCCCGAACAGATACGGATCCGTCTGACGAAGCGCTTCGAAGAATTTCGCCTCGTCTACTTGCGCGAGCTCCTCGACCGACTTCCCCTCGTGCGCTTCCTGGAACAGGAAGAGCGCCTGTCCAATCTTCTTGATGCCCACCCCGGCAGCGATGCGCTCCAGATTGGCGCGCGCCTCTGCGGCTTGGGCCTTTCGCTCCGCCTTCTTGCGACGCGACGCCTCTTCCCTCGCCTGTTGCTGGGCAAGCTGCTCGCGCCGCTCGAGCTCGCGAATCCGCGCCTGTTGTTTCTCAAAGGCCTTGCGGTCTTGGGGATTCTTGGGCGGGGCAACGTGCTCGGTAGTTTGAGCGGGGGATGGGGCGGCCGGTCTCGCGGCCGGCTGATGCGCCTGTGCCTGCTGTCTCGGCGGCTGGCCGTTGCGTCGCTTTAGATGGTCCATCATCGCGGCGTGGCTGGCGTACCCGAGGGCTTGAGCATCTCTATCGAGCTCCACGGTGAGGGCCCGCCGGCCAGTAGCCCTCGCCTCGTCCAGGCGCGTGCGCATCGCACTGACCGGGATGATGAGGTTCTTGCCGCTGGGAGGTGGGCTCTCTACAGAGCTCGCTGGCGAAATGCCGGTAACTGGTACTTGGGGATTCGGGTCTGCTGCTGGCTGTTGGGCTGGGGCTGGTACTGGTGCTGTGCTGACTGGGTCTGGCATGACTCGCTCCTTGTGGGGCTACTCGTCTACGTCGCGGTCACCGGCTGTATCGTCGCCGTCGTCACGAGTGACGACTTCGGCGAGCGGGCGCTCGCAAGGTTTGGAGTCACCTTGCGCACCACAGGGGCTTCCCTGGTACTTCCAGGGCTGCATGGGGTGCTGCGGGGAAAACATTGGTTGGGCTCGCGTCTGTGCCTACGGCGAGACGGTCTGCAGGAGAGCCGAGACCTGCTGAGACAGGTCGCCCTTCGCGTACGTGACATCGCAGCTGGCGATCGCGTCGCCAGCGAAGAAGGTCAGGTTAACGCCGCCATCCCAGTACACCTGGCCGCTCACGAGCGCCTGGGCCGGGCTGGTGACGAGCTGCTTTACCCCGGCAACGGTCCCATAGCCTACGACCTGGAACAGGCCGTTTGGCGTCGGGGACTGGGCGAGCTGGCAGGCGTTACTCGCGACCGTGACGCCCGACTCGGTCGCGCCCGAGACGGCCGACTCATTCATCGCGAGGTCGTCGGTCCGCAGTTGGTTCACGCGCGCAACGAGTCCGCCCGAGCCGGCGCTATCGACGGCGAGCCTGTTCAGCTGCACGAGGATCGCCGCGATGTCCGTGACAATGAGGTTGACCGCCGCCTTGAGCGCGTTCGCCAAAGTAGCGATGGTCTGCACGTCCGTTTGGACGTAGGAGCTCGTCTGGCTGGCGGCAGCCGCCGTCGCGACGGTGCTGCTGGTCTGGCTGACAGCCGACGCACTGGCGGTGCCGGAGATGGCTGCCCCAACCGTTGGCTCCGGCACGGATCCGCCTCCGGGCGAGGCCGTGAGGAGCACCGACAGCAGGTCACCGAGCGGTGCCAACAGGTTGGCGTCTGCCCCCTTACCCAGGGCTGGGTCGTTCAGCTTGGCTCTGAGGGTCTCGACGATCGTGAGAGTGCTCGGATTGCTTGTGCCTGCCACTTGCGTTTCCTACTAGGGCGAGACCTGCTGGGTCAGCACGGAGATATTCTGCGTCAGGTCGCTCTTCGAGTAGAGCGCCGAGAACGCCGTCACGCCGTCGACCGCAGCGAACGTCAAGTTGATTCCGCCATCCCAGTACACCTGGCCGGTGGTCAGCGTGACCGTGGGGTCGGTCACCAGCTGCTTGATGCCAATGGTGGAGCCGGTCGTCGCTTTGACGACAAAGAGGCCATTCTGGGTGGGGGCTTGCGAGAGCTGGCCGAGATTGGAGGTCACGCTCACGCCGGTATCGGAAAACGCGAAGCCGGTCGCTCCCATGAGGGCCGTCAGGATGACGGCCAGCATGTCGCCCATCGGGGCGAGCAGGTTGGCGTCTGATCCCTTGCCCAGGGATGGACTATTGAGCTTGTCGCGGAGGTAGGTGGGGGCCGTCGTGGTACTGGACATCGTCTATGCCTCGTGTGTGTGTGGGTTGTGAGGGAATTGCCGTAGCGCTGCGTCTACTTGACGCCGCTCTCGCCGTGCTGGACGGGCGAGGGCTTGCTGTGGATGGGCGCCGAGGCCGGGCCGGTGTCGTTCTCGCCGGGCTCGTAGCCCTTCGGCGCGCCGTGCTTCTGGTCATACTCTTGCGTCGTGTCTCTGTCTTCGGACATGGAGGATCTCCTTTGGTGCCGCCGTTACTTCCGCTTCACTGGCGACCTGCGCGCGGCCCGGGGCCCCGGCGTGTCGTGACTGAGCGGCGGTACGGCTTTGGCCGCCAAGTCTTCCGCTGCGCGCGGTCCGGCCGGGAGGCCGTCGGGCGCGGGATACTGCATGTCCGGCTCAAGGTTCGAGCCGGATAGCTGGAGCGCTCGAGCGCGCCCCGGCGAAATGTCTTTGCCGATTGTGCTCATCGCGTTTTCCTCGCTCGGACGGAGACCGGGAAGCCGCGCTGCGGGCAAGGCGGCAGCGTCTCGGCCAGCGCCTTCTGGTGCTGGACACCAATCTTCGCGTCGGCCGACTTGCCGGCGACGCTGATGCCACTAGCGGGCTCGGGCCCATACTCCTGAGGTTCTGCCGTGAAGCGTGGGTCAGTCTCGGGCAGATTCAACGTCAGATCTGGGTTGACCAGTCCCTCGATGGGGTGCGAGTACTGGCGCAGGCCGTTCTTGCGACGGTCCATCGGCTATCCCTCGCCACCTTCGTCGCCGCCCTCGTCGTCACCGCCACCTTCGTCGCTGCCTTCGTCGCCGCCCTCGTCGCCCATCTCTTCACCGGATTGCTCCATCTTGTGCACCGCTCGGCACCAGCCGACGAAGCCGTCGACATCCTCGAGGTCGAGCCCGTCGCCCAGGGCCCGGAAGTCGCGCTTGCCGACGTCGTCGGTCCAGGCGCAGAAGTCGTGCACCAGCTCGGCGTTGATCTCCTCCTCGAGCCGCTCTAGGCCCGCCTTGGGCTGAGCGTCGGTCCCGGTGCGGAACTCATCGACTATTTCGTTGATAGCCGCGACGGCGGGCTTGAAAGACGACGTCAGAGACTCGACCGTCGTCTGCTCATCATCGTCGCCCGCATCGCCACCAGCGCCCTCATCGTCCGTGTCGTCGGCACCGTCGGAGCCGGAGCCCCCGTCCGCGCCGCCCTCCTCCTCGTCTTCCTCCTCTGAATTGACGGCCTGGGAGTCCTTCAAAAGCGCCTTCAGCTTCCGGGGATCTGTCTGGCTGATCATGGTCGTGTGAGTCCAGAAAGCCACGACTCCGAGGAGCTGTCAACTGTAAGTGCGCGCCTTTACTAGGGATTCGTCGCGTCTCCGTTTACATGGCGCAATGTGGGTGTTGTGTCGTTGCAGGCACTTGGACTGGCTCCGGCTTTACATTCGTTAATTCGCAAAAAGCGAAGGCGCGACTCAACAGCGGCGCAGGTATAGCGCCGCCAGCAGTATCGCGACGGGTGTCGCGAGCACCTGGGCGAGCCGCCAGAGCCGCAGCTCGCGCTCCAGGGAGGTCAATCGCACGTCGTAGTGCCGGGCGAGTAGCCAAAGGTTTCCGCCCGCCTGAATGCAGGCCATCCGGTGCTGGGCCACGACCGAGCGGCTCGTGGAAAGCCCTGGGTCGACTTCAAGCCGAGGGGTTTTGGCATCGTCGGGCGGAGGAGGTCTGTACATGCGATTAACCTCTGCTCCCATCCTACACAATTTCCCATCGGCGCCTACGAGCTCGGGAACCAAGGGATCACGACATCCTCGGCGTGGAAGCCGCCCGCCGCCGATGAGCCGCCGTGGAGTAATCGGCAAATTAGTCGGACCATTCGGCAAATTTGCCGCTTGATCTGCGCTGCGTCTATCCCCCTGGTCGAACTGGGCGCAATCGAGCGCGCGGATCGGA